CTTGAATCTGCCTTGCGCCCTTAACCAAAAGAAGGTTTGTCTCAGGTCTTGACTGCATATTGGCTATTGCGCTTTTGAACATATCAATTTCCATATCAGATGTCGCACCTGAACCGACTGGGCGCATCAATGGAGTAGCTCTATTAACTAATTTCTGGAAAAGTTCCATATCAGTTAATTGCTTTTCTTCTTCTGGTGTAAGCATATTAAATGCCGCGCCAATTTGCCTGATCCCTAACAAGGCTTCAGCACCGCGACCTGTCTGCAATCCGTTTTCCAAAAGGTCTTCCATTTGACCATAAATTTGATAGACCTCATTGCTTTGGCCTACCTGACTGCGCCAATCGCTAAGTTTAGTGTAGTCCAGTTTTGCCATCTGCTCTCTGCCGTATTCAACAGGTGCATCACCGCCGACAGTAACACTTACACCGCCAGTTGCTTTCTGTAACTGCTTAATATACTCAATCCCCTCTGGTGTATCGGGATTAAATCCAGCGTCTATTGCCATTTGGCGATATTTAGACGGGTCTGGCATCATTTGTTGTTGCAACTGCAAATAAGCAAGCTGGTTAGCTATCGCTTGTTGTTGTTCAGCCGCCTGACGCTGTGCCGCCGCTTGTTGTGCCTCGTTATAAGTGCCAAGCATAGAGCCGACAATCTGACCAGTGGTTAACGGCCTGTCTTGATAGCCTGACAACTGCAATCCAGTTGCCGCCGCCGCACTTAACCCAGCTAACTCAGGACTACCTTTTGCTGGCATCCGTAGCTGTGCGGCTCGCAACTGATCCAATCCGCTAGGTGGCATACCTTCAGGCCGTGGGCGTGGTAATGGAACGCCCTGCCGTTCCTGCAAAAACTGAGATCGCGCCAATGGTGCAGTTGGCATCGCAACACTCGTTGGTGTCGATAGTGGCTGTGCAGTTCTTGACGCAATAGCCGCCATAGTTGGCGCAAGTATAGACGATTGCGGCTCGAATGGCTTAGGCAATCCAAATCTACCCTGTTGAGCCGCCTGAAAAAAACTTGTGGCAGTAGGTCTTTGCGCCGTTAGCGTGTTACCCTGCCGAAACCCATAAGGAAACTGATATCCGTTAGCCATTAGCCCATCATCCCTAATAAACCGCCGCCGATAGCGAATGGTGCGTATGCGCCGAAACCTGCCCCTGCTGGCAAAAAGTTAGCCGCCGCAGTTGTCGCCCCTAAAGCACCACTAAGTGCGCCAGCCGCACGATTTACATATTGTGGCGTGATTGTCTGACCACCTAACGCACCAGAACCGCCCTGAACCATCTGCAAATAATCTCCAAGTTTCTGATATGGCCTTGCTTGCTCAAACTGGAAACGCTCGATATTTGCCGCGAGTTCTGCGCCAGCCTGTGCCTCACGAGCCGCGCCAACCTCGCTAAGACGTTGCGCCCCAAGATAATCAAGCTCGGAAAGTTGAGGTAATTGTCCAGCCGCTTGTAACTGTCTGTTAATAGCCTCACTAGAAAGACCGCCAAGTGCGCCAAGACCGCTAAGACCAGTCTGAAAACCAGCTTCTTGCAACTGTGCAATTTGCTGTTGTGCGGCAAGACGCCTCTGAATATCTGCGGCAGATTCGCCTGATAACGCACCTAGACCCTGCATGGCAGAGCTGTACTGGGCTTGTTGCAATGCCGCTAGGTTCTGCTGTGCGGCAAGTTGATTTGCTCTTTCTCTCTGATAGTCTGAATAAGCAATATCAGCCGCAATTCCTCCTAATTCACGAGCCATAGCCTGTTGACCATAGCCAGAGCCATATCTACCAGCTTGAGAAAGTTGCCCCTCTAAACGCTCTTGAACTGGTCTTAAAGCTCTCTCAATGGCTAAATCTCTTTGTGGAGTTCCCCCAAGAAACTCCCCAGCCGCAGTCCTGCGTGTCATTTCGATAGGCTCAGATAAACTTATGCCGCGAGACAACTGCCTAGCTAAAGGCAACGCCTCACTAGTATAGCCACCCATTGCCGCACTCTCAAACGCCGACATCGGTCTGGAAAAATCAACCCCACCAGCTAGGCGTTGTGCATAGGGTAAGGCTAAATTTTGCATACCGCCCATTGCGGCAGTCTGATAGGCTTGTTGCGCCTGTCCGATTAGTGGACTGCCAGAAATAGCTCTTTGCCTAGCACTTGATAGAGCCATCTCCGTTTCTGGTGAAAAGCCGACAACAGTGCTTTCTGGGTAATATTGCGGTGTTGGTGATTCATACAGACGCTGTGCCTCTGACAAGCCATACTTTAGAAACGGCTGTGCATACTCTGGTGCGGCTGTTTGCTGTGTAATGGTTCTGGTTGAACCGCCACCCTTACTCATATCATAGTTCCCTTACAAAAACAGTGGACTTGGGTTGATAGTCCGTTAGCTTGCGTTGCCAGCCTTTACGACCGATAATTTCCATACCTGAACAGCCGATTGATCTAGCCCATTGAGCAATGTCTTTTTCGGCATCAATTAACTCATCCAGATCACCGCCAGCTAACCAAATACGGCAAACAGATCGGCGTGGATAGTCAACGATCTCCGTTACAATAGCACACTTTTGTCTAGGAAAAAACTGTGCCTTGCCATTCTGTACCGCCAGCCACACATCGTTTATACCGTGGCTATTACTTGCATATGGTAGTGCCGCCTCTATCCAGTGCTGGCATCGCTCCCACTCATCCAATAATGAGGTATGCAAAGTCTGCATCGTGTCCTGAATTGTCATAGTTTATAACCATTGTGCCATTCGTGCTACTGCCGTCAATATAGGGGTTATGATGCCAAGGATTATGATTAACTCCTGTGAAGAAAACAAGGCTCTGTATAGTATAGCGTGGCTCATTAACCGTAATCTGCGTTGAGGTGGATGGCAATGTCACATAGCCAATACTATTAAGACCGCCATCTATTGTTCGGTTCACGATTTCTGCAATTTCGCGTGTAGTTGCATTGATCGGATTAAGTGTGCGAAAATTTGTGGTTCTCTGCGCTATTGTCATTATCTGCGCCCGATCTCTCTAGCCTCAACATCAATGCCCTGTGCCAAGCTCCACTCACCTGTGATGTTCATCCTGACGCGATGATAACGCCCCTGTGCGCGGAATGGCATATAACCATCATCATTCATAGACACTGCGCTGGTAAATGTAACGCTATCCGTTGGCGTGTTTCTTGTGCCAACCTCAAGCGTGGTAGTGCCATTCTCGTGGTATGGGTAAATCCTAGTCACAATAGCGTGTTTGCCTTTGGTCAACGGTAACTCGCCAGTCTCAATCGTTCCCTCTAACTTAGAGCCTGAGAAGGTGTATATTTTAGAGCCTAATGCGCCACCTAGTAAAAACTGACCGCCCTGATAAAACCCACTATCAAGCGAGGCTGGCAAATCATCTAGTGACGAACTAATGTTATCAAGCCCATCAAGTGTGTATGCGGTGCTGAAGAACGCCGACAACAAATCAACATTTTGCTCGATTAAAGACCATCTGTTCAAAGCGTAGTTATAGACCAAAATCTTGTCGGGTGTAGTTCCTGTGTTGCTGTTAGAGACATATGCCCACATAGCCAACTGTTTAACAGGGTCAGCAACGCTAGTCATTCTGTTATATTGCGCTGGGTTCGCATCAGAGACAAAAAACTCGTCAACCTTTTCTGACCCAATGGCGGTTGATTTCTGTCCATCAAACGCAAAGAACCCTGCGTCAGAGTAGTAGAAAACCAAACTGCCGACATTACACACTGACCCAGATATCTTGCATCCGCGCTGTGTCTCAACCTTGTCGAACTGGAACACCAGTGGCAAGCCAGAGTAAGTGGCGCGAACAATAGCCTTTTCCATCAGAATGGTGCAGTATTCACCGCCGACAATGCCAGTTATGTCACCTGCATCGGGGATGTCCTGAAAGTCAGACTGGTTTGTGCCAGCCGTCCAGTCAGTTGCACTGTTGAAGCCAGACCACTTGACACGGTAAGGCTTGCGCCCAGAGCCTTCATCAATATTAGCTGTCCAGATAAAATCACGCACAACAGCGACAAAATCAGCCTGTGGTGCATCTGTTGATAATGTTGCAAACTGCGTGGATGTTCCTAGCGTGTATTCCTGTAAATACTCGCCAGTGCCACCAGATGCGATGACCTGATTGCCAAACTGCACAAAACGCCAACGCTCTGAACCAGTCAGGCTATAAGTGCCGCCTGATATGTCATCAAGACCTGTTGTTGATGGGTTCAATTCATACAGCCGCGCAGTATCGCCAGCAAACACCTTAATGTCGCCATCATCCTCTTTAGCTGAATAAATGCCCAGAAGCGTGTCACTAGCCGCGCCAGAATACTCAGCAAATGAGTTAAAGCTACGATAGCCGTTAGCCGCAGGAATGACGTTGTTAGCCGTCACAACAGCATTGTTCATATCTGGCTGATCAGGTAGCCATTCGCCGAATGTAATCATTGTACTAACCAAACCTCATTGCCAACAGACGCATTAGACCAAACCTCACTGCCAATAGCAATATCTGACCATGTTTCAACACCGTCAGCAATGTCGCTCCAAACCTCATCATCAGATACGCTGTCAGTCCATGTCTCTGAGCCGACAGCACTGTCTGACCAGTCCTCGCCAATAATCTTGGCAGTGGTGTCTTGTGTCACCGCTATGTTTATAGCACTTAATGGCGCATATGTCGCGTTAGAGCCGCTTTGCGCTGTTGCCTGTGTATTTACACTAGCACTGACCCTAAGAACGACATTAACGCCGGATACGGTTGTTATAACAGATATTACACTAGATGAAACTGTTGGCACTCTTGTGGCGGCAGTGGTTTCTGTTACCGCCATTGATACTGATGCCGCTAACTGCCTAATCTGTGTAATAGTCGCAGACAGAGAGGCTACGCCTGTGACAGTCGCACTATCAGTCCTTACCCTAGTGCCAGTAAATGATGATGTTGCCGCAAGACTGACAGCAGATAAGGCTGTCCTTACTTTTGTGGCTAAGGTAATGACGCTTGCGGAAAGTGAAGCTGATGCAGTGGCATCCGTAAAATCAAGCGCGTCTAACTGCTCAAGATTGCCAAAGGTGTCTAAGGCTTCTAGCGTTCCCCAGCTATCTAATTGCTCAAGGGTAGCCATGATTACCCCTTAATCGGCTGATACGTCTAAATCGCCTGTCTGAATCCGTAGAATGTCACCAGTAGCAATAACCTTAGACGCTGTGAACGATCCATGAATCAAGAGATTGCCAGTGGTGCTTGCGTCAAAGATGCCGAAATGGCTGACCGTACCCCAGTCACCAGTCGCGGCAGAAAACTCAATCGCCGCATCGTTGCTGGCTGTGCCGGATGATGCCGCACCAAAACTTGCCGCTACTCTAGCATAACCAGAGCCGGACAATTCTGTGCCGGAGTTGTCGTCAGCAAATGAGCCAGTTGACAGGCCAACATACACCGTGGCTGGTGCTGTATAGCTAGTTGTGGCGAGAATGTGGTCAAGCACCTTATTCTCAAGATAGTCTGACATTGCGCTCATAGGTTACTCCATACTCGCATTTTGCTTGCTGTAAATAGACTTGATGTGCAGTGAGCCTGTCCCATAATGCGCCCTCTGCTCATCAACCTTAACTTCTTCCATACCACGGCTGAACTTCTGATCATACTGTGCGGCTCTCTGCTCATCGAGCAAATACGCATAGGCTTCTGCCAATGCACCGTACAAATACAAGTCAGGCGATCTCAGGAATAGCGTTGGTGTGTTGCTATCGCTGATTGCCGTTAACGACCCAATATACACGATTTCTGCCGTATATGCACTGTCTGGGATCGGACGCAGTTTCATCTCGCGCCCAATGATGCTGAAGCCCAGAGGCTTGCCAGTAGAAGAATCAGGGTAACTCGTGTCCAGAGACACTGGGCTGTGATAGCTAAGAACGGTAATCGGTGTGGTGTTTAACTTAACCTCACGCACCTCACGCATATCTGTCGGCAGGGCAATATACTCATCGCCAGACGTTAGCGTAGCCGTTGACCGCTTTTCCTGTTCGCGTGTCTCTAACTCGCGTGACATCCGGCCTTCTGCAAGCTGGATAAAGTTAGGTATCTGCGCGGTCAGGTCATCCCTTGCCAAAAAGTTGGCAATAGCTGTCTTGAGTTCTGAATAAGTGCCAATGCTCATACGTTGCCGCCACCAGTTCTAAAAGCGCGGTTCTCACCATCGTTGAGCCACTGCTTCCATGCCTTTGGGTTTTCGCTAGGCTTGCCCAGCGTCTTCAAGAGGTGATGATACAATACATTAGGTATTTCGGCAATGTGCGCCATGTGCTTCTGCGTGCCGCGCATCTGACCATAATTCCAGTCATCGCTCATCTGTTTGTTGATCTTTAGCAGGGTGTCAAACCTCTGCTCAGTAACAATGTGATCACCCTCAGTATCGCTCTGAAGGTACACGGTCTTCCCTGTTGTGGGGTCAGTAATCAGGGGGCGTTTCATAAATCACCTGTGTTAATGATAATGATAATTATTCTTATTCGCAAAAGAAAGGGGCGGCGAACCGCCCCTCTCAGGATTGGTTAGGCGGCAGTACCGTCTAGGTCAAGCACAGCGGCGTGAGCCTTTGGTGCTAGTGGCTTGAGTGTCCATTCGCAGATGATCTGGAACTTCTCAGCGTCACCAGTAGCCGCAATGCTGTTCTCAGCAAAGTTACGGCCATTCAAGGTGGCGATTTCAACAAAGTCTGGATCAATCAAGAACAACTTGTCGTTGCTCATGAAGCGTGATGGGCTAACCTCAATCGTACCAAAGTCAGTCAGATAGACAGAGGTTGAGCCAACATAGGTGACTTCCTTTGCCTTCGTCATGTTCACTTGGTTAGAAACCAAGTTGCTGGATGCACTGAGGTCAGAGAACACAGCGCGGTTGGCGGCAGATGTCACCATCATCTTTGGTGAACCACCGTCTGTCCAAGCGTCCTGCATACCGTCATCAATGAGTGCCAGTGACAGACCACGAGAAGCGGCTGTACCAACAGTCACGGTGTCAGTTCCAAGACCAGCAGAGAAGGTTGAACCAGAGCCAACAGAACCGTTGGTGATCCAAGTCATCAGCGATGCTGATTTACGAGGGTCAGAACCAGAACGTGCTACGTTAGTGTCGCCGATTGCTTTCTCAATATCGCGGCGCAGTTCCAGAGATTTCAGCACACGCTGATACTGGGATTCACGCTCACGACCAGCTTTGTCAACCTGTTCCAGAGTGTTGGAAACAGCATAAGCCTTCTGTGAGATTTGCATATAGTTACCAGCGCGAACAGTTGGTGTTGCGGCGGCGATTGCCGCATCAGCACCTTCAGTTGCAAAGTTGGTAGCACTTGCGGCGGCTAGTTCCTGAATCTGCCACTCAAGGAAGATTCCGTTGCCAGTTGATTTTTTAACCGCAGAGAAGATTGGTGTCTCATCTGGGTCAATGCGATAAATGACATCAGCAAGCTGTTCGCGCTCACCAATGGCATCTGAAGTGGTAAAAGTGGTCATAATAAGCTCCTGTTAACGACCTGACATTAAAAATTCCACCGCCGCATCAATAGACTTAGTTTTCGTAAGTTTATTCATAGCGTCACGGCGTTGACGAGTTTGAACTTGAGCTTTTGTTTTGGGCTGACCGCCCTTTGCAACCTTTGGTGCGCTTTGGACTTTCTTCTTGACAGCAGGGGCACTCAAATTGTGCTTATCATACAGCCATGCCTTGTACAGCGACTCAATCGCTCTTGCGTCAGACGCATTTGCGATTTCTTGCTCTGTGTACCCAATCACCTCTTGAGCATATTTAATCACTTCAAGACGCTCTTTGTTTCTGCGACCCTCATCACGCCATGCCGGAATACGCTCCAGCATTTCTGTTTTTTGTGCCGCCAGATGCTGTTGCATCTGTTGTTGGTACTCAGCCTGTTGCTGTTGAGCGATGCGCTCTCGCTCTTGTTCGACTCGCGCAATTTCTTCCTTGCGTCTGTCGTATTCGGCCTTCATCTGAAAAAGCTCTTTAGCTTCATACTGTTGACTTAGTGCCGACCAGTCAGGCTCACTAGGAGTTGTCTGCTGGAGTTGGTTGCTTAATTGCTCAAGCTGTAGAGCGTAAGCGTCACGATATTGCCTTGTTTCCAAAACCTCTTGTTCAAAGGCTTTGCGTTGCTCGGCGAGTTCCTGACTACGCTTTGTAAAATGCTGTTGACGGCTGTATCCTGATCTGAGTTCATCAAGCGTCACCTCGTATTCCTGACCATCGACTTTGACGGTGTAGACTTCGGGTTGCTCTGGCTCGTCACTTTCTTCAGTGTCGTCCTCAACATCTTCGCCGTCATATTCTTCAGCTTCAGCATCGGCTTCGGCTTCGGCTTCGTCATACTCAGGCTCTGAGACTTCTGGCTGTTCTTCAACTGCCGCCGCCTCTACGCTCTGTTCATCGTCAACCTTGTCCGGCTCTGGGGGTTGCATTAACAGGCTTACTGCATCTTGTGCTGATATTGCGCCGTTCTCATTAGAGTTATCGGTACTCATCACTTTATCCTTTATAAACTAAATTGAGGTTTCATTTCAAGCCACCTAGACTTGTCTTCGCAATCTTACCATCCATGACCACACTTTCGATGTGACCACGCAATGCTGTAAGGGCTTGCAGAAGCTGGTAAATGCGCTCACGGTTCTCAATGTCGGAGACACCAGATTCCTTCCACGCAGTAATAAATTGATCTTCCAGATACGAAAACGACTCTTGTAGGATTTCGTTTCGTAGGAGTGCCGCCGCTTTCTCGCCGCGATCCATACGCTCACGCAGTTTTCCTTCATTCATGATAAGAGTGTATATCCTTGTAAGTTGTAGGGGTCAGTGTAAATGTCTGGGCGTGTAGCCGCGCCTCTGCGGAAAGCTGTATTTGCCGCCGCAAAATCCTGTGGCGAACCAAAGCCAGCCTCTAGCAATCCTGATGGTGGCTGGTCAAGTAATCCCATACGAGCATAGTAGCCTGTGGGTGGGGACATTTCAGCAACGCCCATTGAGCCTGATGGCTGGAATGGGCTAGTTGAGCGTGTATCCATGATACAGGCTTGCAGTGTCTCGTTAAAATAGTAACCCTCTGGGCAACGCTCCTGACCTGTTGCTGGGTCTTGTACTAGTGCTACTTGCTGTGGGCGGCCATCCCTATCAGGTGTATCAAATCTATTGCTGACATCAAATGGATCATATCTTGGATCGCCAGAATAGACTCTTTGCTCAAATGGTAATGCTGAGAAAAGCAAGGGGACAAGACCCATGGGAATTTCTGACGGTGGTGTAATCTGACCGACAATATTACCAGCCGGATCACGCACAGGTTGGTAACGGCTAAGTGCCGCTTGTTCCTGCATGATTCTATTTTGCCTAGCAAAGCGTTCTGCTTCAGCCGCCGCCGCTTGTTGAGCGGCTTGCTGTGCCATAGCCTGTTGCAATGCCGCTTGCGCGGCCAGCTCTTGCTGTTGTCGTTGTCTAGCCGCTAATTGTGCGGCCTCTTGAGCGGCTTGCTGTCTAGCGGCTTCTGCCGCCGCTTGTGCGGCTTGTTGTCTAGCGGCTTCTGCCGCCGCTCTTTGAGCCGCCGCTCTTTCTATATCTCGCTGTTGTTGAGCGGCTCTTTCTCTCGCCGCTCTCTCTGCAGCCTGTCTTGCGGCCTCTGCCGCTTGACGCGCCGCCTCTCTTTGCTGTGAAAGCATTTGACCACGATCACCACCGCCACCACTGGGTGGGCCTGATGGTCTAGATTGCCTTCCTTCCATAGACCTTTCACGGCCTCCGCCACCGCCGCCGCCGCCGCCGCCACCGGATGAACCGCCGCCGCCGCCAGCATCGCCTCTATCGCCTGCTGGTGGGTAGGCAGGTACGCCTCTGTGCATCTGACCAGAGCCACCCATACGCTTTAA